GAACAACAAGATCTTCTGCATGTACAAACTTACTTATTGCACGACCTTTTAATTGATCAAAATAAATTTTTTTAAATGTAGATCCTACAACTGGAAGATAAAATAACATTTGATCCATTTCAGGATCATACTCTTCCATCTCATAAGTAATCATATAATTCATATAATCTTTGACACGCTCTGCCTGCTTAACAACTTGTTCGTCTTGTGCGCCGACAATTTGTGTTCTGATAGGACCATTTGCAGGTAACATTTCACGATACGCTTGCGCCTGAAACTGTGTAACACTTTCTGCTAACAATGGATGTATAACTCCAGAAGATCCCTCAAATGGCTCTGCACGATCTTCGTATTGCATACCAAGAAACTCTAAACCACGCTTGTAAGTTTCCTGCCAGTCCTGTCTTGATGCAATGTCATCCTCTATATCATTAGTTAAATCAGAAGATAATTTACCCAAATCACTTTCATCCATAAAATCAGCCAAGTTGGAATTATGATTTATTTCTGGTATAGGCTGCTCTTCTTCGTACTCACCTATAATCGCAGAACCATCATCAAATTCAAAAATGCCCGGATTTTGAGGCAGTTCTTCAACTAAAACTTCAGGTGGTACTTGACCATTTACAAGTGGTAATTCTCCACCCGCACCTGCATCTTTTTCAATAGCCATATTTATTCGCCTTTAAGTGTTGGAGTAAAGTTCGCTCTACCTTGAGCTGCCACGAGGGAGCAATTATGGACTGGGAGGTTTCCATCATCCTTCACTCCAACCTCTTCAAATTCATTGCCAGATTGATTAACACCTGAACTAAGTGCATTTAAATCTACATTGACAACGACATTCATTATCTAACGCCTCTAAATCCTAATCCTGATACTGCAGATCCGCCACCACGACAAACAGCGCCTCCCGATTTCATTTTTTTAATTACACCGCCATTTTTCTTTTTAACAACTTTTTTTTGTTTTGCTGCAGTTTTCATTGGCTCAGTTGTATTACCATCGCCATCTATATCAATGTAGTCAGGTTTAGATGCCATTTTATATCTCCTAATAATATTCTCTTTTTGCACGAAATTTAAATTCGCCTTCATCATCATAGTCACTTGGAGTGGTAATAAAACCACCTTGCCTAAAACGTAGTATAGCCTGAGTCATCGAATCTGCCAAGTCATCATGTTCACCATTTGGAAATGATGCACACTCCTCTATAACTTCTTCAGCAAAATTCATATCTGGAGACCAAACCATACCGCTCTCAAATACAGGCGCACATGAATGCATCCTTGTAAATTTATCGGCCCCCTTGCCCGGAGTAAAAGGCGTTACAGGTATGCCCATGCGCCTAAGTTCCTGTGTTAAGGGCATACCAGATCCCTTTTGTTCTATAAGTATCATATCAGGATCAAACTCTTTCCACAAATCATGCGCAGCATTTTTTAATTCTGGAAACTCCCAACGTCCCCTAACAGCATCTAAAAGTATAATATGCTGCTCTTGTGTCTCTGGCTCAATAAATATACCCCACGTTGTAATCGCAGAATAGTCAGCTCTGTCAGACTTACTAAATGCCGTATCGTAACTTTGTATAACATAGCTACAATCAGGGGGGTCATCCTTTTCCCAAACATTCCACCATTCGCGTTTTATAATAGCACCCTCTTCAGCAGTAGGGTTCTGCATATATTGAGCATTCCATTTGCCAACAGGAATAGAAGCTTTTACGCTCTCAAGTTCAGGTAGAGTCCAGTATTCAGGCCATAAAGATTTACCGCTAGGCATAATAGCAGGAAACTCAACAATCTCCCACTTATCAGCGCCTTTTTCGTTTTGTTTTGATAAAACCTTCGCTGTTAAATCACGAATACTCCAACGTGTCATAACTATAATAATCGAACCGCCGGGTTGCAAACGCTGCCGTGGGCCAGATGTATACCACTCGTAAATATTATCTAATGCAGTCGCGCTCAACGCATCTTGCTCAGAAACAGGGTCATCAATAATGGCTAAATCCGCACCACGACCTGCAAGCGCACCACCCACACCCACAGCATAATATTCACCACCACCGTTTGTACTCCAACGACCACTAGCTTTCGCATCTGATGCAAGACTAACTTCAGGAAAAATGTCCCTAAAATCCTCGCTATCAATTAAATTTTTTACTTTTCTACCAAAGCCAACAGCCAACTCAGCCGTGTGCGTTGCCTGAATAATTTTTAAGTTAGGCTTTCTACCCATCAACCAAGTTGGAAACAAATAAGATGCAAATTCTGATTTTGTATGTCGAGGCGGCATATTAACAATTAAACGCTTGAGCTTACCATCCGCTACAGCTTGTAACTTTTCAGCGTAAATCTTATGATGTCTACCCTCAATAAAATCAGGCCAAACATGCTTTACAAAAGTCATAAAGTTTTCTTGCTTGGTAGCCCTGTCATCTAAAGTTTTAAGCCGCTCCAACATGGGAGCGACTTTCGCTAACTCTTCGTCAGTCAGGTATTGAGTGAAATCACTCAGGTCATTCATAAAAGACCCCTGTTATTTACCCATAGAAGCTAAAAACCCATCAGCTATACGGTTTAATCCAGCCATACCACCACCCCTCATTTCTGAGACAGGCTTCTCAACAATTTTTAAAATATCATCTAATTCTGCAAATTCATCATCTCTAGTTCTATTTAAAGAGTAATTAGGACCAGAAGTAGATTCACTTCCACCACCAGAGCCTGAACCAGCACCAGCTTCAGCTTCAGGAACACAAATGCCTGACTCAGGGTCAAGAACATAACCGGGCTGACATGGATTTACAGGACTATCATCATCATCCCTTTTAAGAGCTGCTGCATTTTTCTTGTTGTTCTCAATAGTTGTCTTAGTTCTATCAATCCAACTTTGAACTTCTTTTGGATCATAACCTTTTTCCAAAAGTCTTTGCCTTGCCACTTCAAAATCAGTGTAAAATCCAGCATCAAAACCCATTTTAAGATCGTTCGCAATGTTACCGGGCATTGCCGAGAGTTGTTCCATAAAGTTTTGAATATGTTCTGAAACAGTTTGTGGACCTTCAGGAGTTTGAATAACAACATTATTGGTTAATTCGCTAGGATCTCTGCCACCCCCAACACCATCATTTGCAACCACATCCATTATCGGAGGAGTCTCAAATACATCTGACATGTAAGCAGGATTAGGTTGATTACCACCAAGATCTCCAAAATAACTAGAAGAATCTTGCTGCGGAGAATAAGCAGGACCGGATTGCATACCAGTGTTAGGCATATCACTGCCCGGAATAACAGGAGGTGCGGAATCAAACCTATTAATTGGTATAGTGTTGTTAAAAGGAACACCACTTACTTCATCAGGACGAGGGCTTTCAAATTTAGAAAAATCCACTGGCTCAGAGGGCAATCCCATATCATCATCAGTTACTGAACCTAAACCACTATTTGCATTGCTTAATGCAACACGTTCAAAACCAGAAACACCAGTATCTGCTTCTGCTGCAGTTTTGTAATCTCTGCCGCTACCTGTTGTGGAAAAATCTACAACAGATGTATCACTACGCAAATCAGGCATACCTATAGCAGCCATGTCCTTCATCGCCTCATCCAACTCCGCAGATGTCGGCGTGTAATCCTCATCATCAAAATCCATTTTAACTACTACAGGCTTACTTGGCTTATCATCATTAGGACTACTACCGCCTCTAATAGAATCCATTATTTCTTGATGCGTCTTTACAGCTCTACCGGGAGTACCACTAGTAGGGGCATATGTATTCTTTTTAGAATCTGTATATGATTTAAAATCATCGCTCTTATATGCATCATAAACAGAACCACCACCACGCATCTGAACGACAGGCTGACCCGTAAATACATCAAAATCACCCATGTTATCCGCAGCAATCATAGGTCTATCCAACATGCCTTCTAAATAATCACCAAAACCTCGCCTTCTACCAGCATTGTTACGAGCCATCATAGCTGGAGGCATAGGTGCTTGCATTGGTGCAGGTGGCTGCATCCCCATAGGAGACTGCATAGGCATGTTGTTTGGAGGGGTTAACATCCCCATTTTATTTGCGACCATAAAATATTCTCCTATTAATATCCAAATCTACCAAATTGCGGTGGACAACCACCAATACCCATACCCATCATAGGGTTCATCCCCATCATAGGATTCATGCCCATCATAGGATTCATACCATAACTACCCATTCCCATTCCCATCATGGGATTTTGATAACCAAAACTACTCATCATAGGAAATCTGTTTGTAGGCATCCTATTCGAACCCCCAAAAGGTCTCGACATAACAGCACGTTGATCTGCAGCACGTTGATCTGCAAATTTATCAACAGGAGGCTCTGCACCACCCAAATAATCATTATTTCTTTCTGAATTAGCAGTTAAACGACCCATTGGATTAAAATCAGGCTGACCCGTAGGTTGAGGATTTTGAGCGGCTTGCTGCTCCTCTGGTGTCATTTCAGAAAATGGCTTACCATACTTTTCTAAAAATTGTTGCTCTGTTGAGCTAATACCAGTGAAATCACCATAAGAACCACCCATATCCTGAGTAGACACAGAGCCGGGGGGTAAAATTTGTGGCCTATCAGGAGCTTGATAACCACTGCTTTTAAGAGCTTCACCTAAAGCACTAAGATCATTAGTCCTAGAAGGCTGATTATTATCAGCTCCAGTTGCACCCATAAGCACTGGCAAAAATGGATTTGCTAAAACCATGACTAACACCTCTACTGCAATTCATAACAGTAATAAAATTTTTAATCAATACACTCTAACAAACCTTCTTTCATCATGCTCTGCGCAAGCCTGTCTCTATTCGTGTAACAATAGCTTCCACGGTTCCATTCAACCATCTCACCCGCAAGCCTGCGCATAAACTTATACTCATCATCACCACTAAAATAATGATCCTTTTGAATATAAGGAACAACTTCACCCGGAACTTGAGCGTGGAACTCAGATGTAGATCCATATGTTAATCTATACTTTGGCATGACGTATAGTATGGGATAGTCTAGGGTACCTGTCAAGGGGATAGGGTACCTTGAATTTTTAAAAAATTTTTTTTTGGTGAATGTTGGTGCAAAACTTAGTGTAGGTTTTTTGCAAAAACTGCAAAAAAAAGGGTTGGTCCCCCAGCCCGCCCCCGCCCCGTACAGTACAATTGTTCGGGTTAGCTAGGGTACCTGCAAAAATAAAAAAGCCCGCGCTAGGCGGGCTTCCCGTTTGGTGTGAGGCTATACCCTAGTTAGGGTATAGGTCTGATGTTCTAGTTTGCCAGTATTCAAAATCGTTGTCGTCAACATTAGACCATATGCTCGCGTTGCCTATTCTGTTTTCTGGTATCATTATCGTACCAGAATTTTCAACGGTTATTTCAGTCAATACTTCATAGCTAGTGTGGTCTGTGCCTTGTCCGTATCTAGCACCATTAGCTTGCATTGTGTTTGTCACTACCGCGCTATGACCAATGCGATTGCGGATCTCACTAACGGCAGCGCGAACACGTTGCTCACTACATCCAGTCGCATCCATTATCTCGCGTGTTGTTGCACCTGCTAACCGTCTCATAAGTGAATATTGAACACCTACCCTTGAACCATTACGAAATGGATTTTCTGGTGTTGTTTCTGTTGTTGATCCGCTACCGTTTTCAACGCGGTCTGTAATTGACCAATTTACAATTGTTCGTATCAATTTGCACCATGACATGATTTTTTCCGCTTCAATGGTTCCAGAATGTTGACGAAATTCAACGGTACCTCTTGACCATGTTTCAAAGTTGATAGTTGAAAACTTGCCGCGTGTTAATCTTTTGAGACCCTCAATAGTCGCGTTGTTAGCGTGTAGGTCATCAAAGTTATTGAGATTGATAGGGTGGCAATAACGGTTATTAGTGCGACTAGGTGGTAGTATACGGTCAATAAGGTGTTGTTGTCGTGAATAGCGGTAAGCAATATCATACCAAACAACAGCGCTAATCTCATCTTCTAAACCCTCAGTGTAATAACGTCTAGTATTGTGAAACGTTGAAATACTGTTTCCAGTCCAGTTATGAGATTGCGCTTGTGTTTCATCTAATGGCCTAATGCCAACATGAACGTGCAAGCCGCAATGCGAATTGATACGGCAACCAATGTTATTGAGTACACGACAAACACTTGTCAAATATTCATAGGCTACTTGGCAAGGTGTATCGTCACTATTGAATAAGCACAAAGGTGGAAGCGCAATTTCTGCATCAACGCTAGGTGTCCCATCTGGTTTTACATCGCACCCTCTAATGTTGGCTTGCTCAAATGCGTCTTTGATACGTTGAACGCTAACACCTGATGTTTCAATCTCAATACCTTGTATTAATAATTTTGTCATAATTTTGTCCTCTTTTTTTCTAACTATACCTATTTATCTAGTACTTTATGGGATAAATCAAGACAATTGTTCGAGATAATTGAAAAAAAAGAGATTTTTTTTGCATGTAT